GAGGTCACGCAGCGCCTGAACGTGCATGTCCAGCACGGGCTGGTAGCCCTGCTTGGTGCCGCTGCCGCACTGCTGCTGAGTGCAGCCGGTGACGAGGATGCGCATCGGTCAGAAGGGCAGCTCGGGCGACGCCGGGGCGACCGGGGCCGGGCTCGCCGGCGGCGCGGTCGGTGCCGCGGGCGACGGCTGAGAGGTCGACACCGCGGGGGCCGCCGGCTGGTTCGCCGCGGGCGTCGGCAGCTGAGCCGGCGCCGGCGGGGTGGTGGTTGCGGTGCCGGCGGTCGCCGGCAGCACCTGCTGCACCTCGTTCCGGTCCTGCCCCTGGTACTCCCGGATGCCGACCTTCACCCGGCACGTGCGGCCGACCAGGGTCGCGGCGACCGTCTCGAGCGGCGGGTTGACCGCGAAGAACGCCTCGTCGAGGCCCAGGGCCGCCATGTGCCGGAAGAAGAACGCGAGGGCGTTCGCGCTGTCGGGCGAGATGACGAACTGGTTGAAGATGCCGCGGCCCTCGTGGGGGCCGTTCTGCACCTTGAACGTGACCTTGATCATGTCCTTGCCGGTGGAGGACTGGGTCGCCTCCGCGGTGTCGACGTAGACGTCGTAGACGCCGACCGGGACGGGCGTGAACGCGGCGTCGCCGGCGGCCTTCTGCAGGTCCTGCCAGTTGATGCTTGCCATCGGTGTCGTTGCTCCTACTTCTCGCTCAGGTCGACGGTCAGGGAGGCCGTCGAGGACGTGGTGGGCAGCTCGCCCTCGCCGCGGATCTTGGCGAGGATCTCGCTGATGTTCGGGTTGTCGACGTGGGAGCTGAGGAGCTGCTCCGGCAGGCGGTGCCCGGTCTCGAAGCCCGGGAAGTTGCCGCAGAAGAGCCGACGGGTCTGGGTCCCGTCCTCGCCGACGACGACGTCGAGGTAGCAGCACGCGTCGACGTAGTACGGCAGGGTGGTCGCGAGCGAGCCCTGGATGTGGGGGCCCCACGCGCCGTCGTTGCGCTGCTTGGCCATCGCGATGAGCAGCACGGCGTCGAGCGGCTTGAGGGGGTTGGTGACGAGGTCGCGGAACTTCCGGACCAGGTCGCTGACCACCCGCAGGAGCTGGCCCCAGTCCTGCACCTTCATGGCACTGGAGCCGACCATGTCGTCGATGGCGCGCTGCTGGATCTCCGAGATGGAGTCCATGACGACGCTGCGGAAGGGGTGCTTGCCGCTGTTCAACCACTCGTAGGCCTTGAGCACGTCCTTGTACTCACGAACCGGCACGAGCGCGGTGTCCCAGGTGCCGTCGTGAACCGGCGGCGGCTGGCTCTTGGGGTCCCAGATCACCTTGCGGCTCGGGGTCCACCGGCTGCCGGCCTCCGCGTCGAGCACGACGCGGGGCGCCGGCGTGGTGTCACCGAGCCAGGACTTGCCCTTCTTGGACGCACCGAAAACTATACAATTGAAACCATAGTGGTTGTCCGCCACCGTTCCTCACTCTCCGGTTCCGACCGTTCCGAGGTCCGCGACCAGGGTCTGGATAGTATCGCGCTCGTAGTATTGATAGGGATCCCCGACGACGAAGTTCGCCCGCAGGGCCGCCTCCCACCGGCTGCCGTCGTCCATGAGCGGGCAGACCTGGCTGAACGGGCAGCCCCAGTCGCAGTAGTCGCTGGGGGTCGGGTAGACCACGCCGTGGTGGTCATCCGCGGGGTCGCCGGAGTCGAGGCGAAGGTGAGCCTCGAGGATCTGACCCGCAACCGCGGTGACCCGCTGGTAGGTGGCGTTGAGGTCGTGCCGATTGTAGCTGATCTCAACCTGCTGGTAGAACGGCGGGCTCGCGCGAACCGTGCGCTTCGACCGCTTGAGCATGGTGTACAGCGCGCCGTCGACGCGGTGCTCCGGATGGGTGAGCGCGAGCAGCATGGAGTAGAACCGCATCTGCTGGTCGAGCACGAGCCGGTCGGCCTTGCTCAGGGAGCCCACGGTCTTGAAGTCCCGCAGCAGGAGCGCGCCGTCGGTCCGGCGACGCACGAGCTGGTCGAGCTTGGCGCGCAGGGTGACCGGCCCGAGGTACGTGTCGACGACGTGCTTGAGCTCGCGCTCGACGCCGACGGTCTCGAGGAGGACGTCGACGCCCTCATCGTCGAGCCACTGGACGTAGCCCTCCACCATCGCGAGGGCCCAGTCGAGCTCCTTGCCGAGCTCGAGCGCGAAGTCGGGGCGCTCGAGGGCTGCCATCTCGTAGATCCACCGAAGCGCCGCGAGGGGGTCGATGCCGTGGCCGTACCACGCCTCGAGGGCGAGGTGGATCCGACTGCCGAGCTGCGCGACGCCCACGGGTGACGTGCTCTCGGAACGTGGTTGCCAATGCCAGTGGTAGGTGAGCGCCCACTGCCGGCGGCACCGCTGAAATGACTGCATCTCACTGTTGCTGATCTCGTACACGTCAGCTGCCTCCCAACAATCGCCGCAGGGTCGTCTCGTCCTGCAGGACCTCCTCGATGCGGACTCCCTTGCGCTCCAGGGTGTCGCGTCGGCGCTCCTCCACGGTGTCGGGAGCGATCTGCTCCACGATCGTGATCGCCTCGTGGATCTCAGAGCCGATGCGGTAGATCCGGTCCTCTCCCTGCGTGTTGCGCAGGGGACTGAACGATCGCTGCATGAACAGCATCGTGTCGGCCCGGGTCAGGGTCAGGCCCTCCGCGCCGGCTCCCAGGGTGAGCAGCATCACGCGGAGGCGACCCTCCTGGAAGCGGCGCACGTTCTCCGCTCGCTCGTAGGGTGACAGCGCGCCGGTCACGAGGCCGTGGCTGACCCGCTCCCGCTTGAGGCGCTCCGCGGCGAGCTCGATGAGCTGCCGGGACTCCGCGGCGACCACGAGCGGCTTGGGGTCGAGCTCACCGAGGAAGTCGACGAGGTCATCGACCTTCGGTGACGCGCCGGTGAGCCGGACGTTGCCGTCCTCGTCGATCTCCGCCGCCGCGGACGCGAACTGCACGAGCCGGGTGAACTGCTCGATGGGCGTCCGGGCGACGAGGATCTCGTTGAGCTGCGCGAGCATGGTCAGCTCCATCTGCCGGTACGCCTTGGCCTGCTTGGCGCCCATGGGCGTCTCACGGTAGACGGTGGGCAACTTGGGCGGCAGCTGAGGCAGCGCGACGCGCTTCAGGACGCGTCGGAAGAGGGGCGTCGTCACCGCGCGAAACTCGGGCTCCGTCGCGGGGTTGATCCCAATCACCTCGGAGCCACCCCAGAGCCCGTAGGACTTCTCCGCGTAGCGGTCGAGGTACCGGGTCCGGGACGGGAACCAGTCGGGAAGCACGGCATGCAGGAGGCCCCACAGGTCACCCACGTGGTCGTTGACGGGGGTGCCGGTGAGCGCGAACCGGTGCTCGGCCTGGTGGGCGACGGCGAACGCGGCGAGGGTCTGCTGCGACGAGGGCACGGTGGTCTTGGTGCCGTCGTCGTTGCGGACCTGCTTGCCGCCCACGTGACAGAGCCGGTGCGCCTCGTCGAAGATGACGGTGCGGTGCCCGAGCTGGTTGAGCTCCTTGGGGGTCTTCTGCGCCTCGGTGAGCCGCACCGAGCCGAAGGGCGCGAGCCGGGAGTGCAGCTTGAGCAGGTCGTAGTTGATGACGTACACGTCGGCGGGCGTGGTGAGCTGCTCGCGGCGCTTGGCCATGGAGCCGTCGACGACGACGACGTCCAGCTCGGGAGCCCACTCCGCGAGCTCCCGCAGCCACACCGTGTTCTTGAGGCTGTTGGGGCAGACGATGAGCGCGGGAAACGGCTCACGGTCGAGCTTCTCGAGAACCTGCAGCGTGCGGATCAGCTGAACGGTCTTGCCGGTTCCCATCTCGTCGTAGAGGCCGGCCCTGCCGGTGAGGTAGAGGTACGCCACGCCGGCCCGCTGAAACGGCTTGAGGTTGAGCTGGTCGCCGGCCTCGATCCGGTCGATGGCGGCGTTGATGGCGGCGAACACGGCGCCGTCCGCGGAGCTCAGGTCCATCGCTTCCCGAACGACCTCAACGGGCTGCAGGAAGTCCCGGCGGAACTCCCAGGCCCAGGCGATGAGGCTCTCGTCGAGCTCGAGGTCGCCCCTGAAGACGCCGCGAAGCTGCAGGCACGCGGCCCAGGTGAGCGGGGCCCGCCAGGTGTTGGTCGGCTTGTGCCACGCGCAGCCGGGAACCGTGGCGAGGCGGTCCTTGTCGGCGAGGCCGGCGGTGATGACGATGCGGTTGAGGTCGCGATCGACGCGCGCTCTAGCCATCGAGGCCCTCGCTCACGAGCCGCTGGAGCGTCTCCGGGGGCAGCAGCCCCTCACGCAGCAGGTAGGCCAGCAAGTGAGCCGCGGCCGCGTTGGCGTCCTTCCGTCCAGGAACGCGCCAGCCGAGGATCTCGAGCTTGCCGCCGTCCTGGCCGAGGTTGCGGGCCGAGCTCGGCATCGGCTTGAGCACCTGACAGCTGTAGTACCGGGTGACCCACTCGAGGTATCCGATCACCAGCAACGCGCTGTCGTCGTGCTTGACCCGATTGCCGGTGATGAGGTACTGCTCCCAGCCAATCGCGAGGCGATTGGCGGCGCTCGAGGTGATCGAGTGCAGCTCGCACTCGACGCTGAAGGCGTCGTCCTGACCGCTGGCGAAGGTGCCGAGGGTGTTCCACAGCGCCCAGCCCGTCGACTTGCCGGGGTCGACCCAGACGATCGTCCTGACCGCGTGCTGCTCGGCGACGATGTCGGTGAGGCGGCCACTGTTCAGGCTAGCTCGCGCCACGGTTTCCTCCTTCCGGTCGTTCCTGAGATCAACCCTACCAGATGAGTGATCAATTGTAAACTATTGAGTTTTCTTGTTCCAGGGTATCTGACCAGATCGACCCTTCAAGCCGGCATTCCACGGTACTCTCCCCTTAGTTCCCTCGGACACGGCCTTCCTAAACCGCTCCCGCTGCTCGGCGGTTGCATCGTTCAGCCAGCTTTTGCCTCGACGAGTCTTACTCATCCTCGCCTTAGTCTCTGAGCTGTGTCGCTTGCCGCGCATGCCGGCCACCTTATGCAGTTCATCATACACGTGATGACAACTGACGCAGCGTGGCTCATAGTCAGTGTTGATGTCAGTTCCGTCACGTCCGTGAATCGTAGACCAGTGTTGAGCCTGATGACCGCAATCCACGCACTTGTGCTCAGTCGCATTGCCTCTCGTTTTTCTCACGAGAGCGTGAAGACGAAAGTAATTTGGTTCACCGGTGAAGGCTCTTCCGTGGTGCCGACCGCAGATGCAACCAGGGTGGCACTTCTTCGTCTTGTGTCGACCGCACGTACAACCTGGATCGCACCTCACGTCTTCTTCCACCGCTCGGTGAGAACGGCTCCCTCCCAGGGGATCGGCACCGGATATCCCTCGCTGCTGACGTCGGTGAGGATCTGTTGCACGTCGTGAAGCACCGTGTTCGCATCCTCGGTAGGCACCTCGAGGATCACCTCATCATGTACCGGAAGGAGAAGAGCGTCACCGTAGCCGGACAGATCGAGCGCGACGATCCCCTTCTTCAGCACGTCTGCGGCCTCCGCCTGTAGGCGGTAGTTGAGGAGCGCGAAGTCACGGCCGTTGTCCGCTGGCAGGTATCGTCCCAAGCCCGTCCACGTGGCGGGCTTGCCGTTGGCACGCTTCTCCGCGGCAGCCTCCCGGTAGATGGCCTTGGCCATATTCTCAAGCCCGGGGAAGCGGTCGTTGAACGCATCGTGAATTGGCTTGACCTGCTCCACGGGTAAGCCGATGGACCGCGCCATGGTGGCGACGCTCGCGCCGTAGAGCTTTGCGTATGACATGGTTTTGACGGCTTGCCGACGTGGATCCTTCTTGTCGACATTCTCACGGAACAGCTCGCTCGCGATAGCAGAGTAAAAGTCTCGACCGCCGTTGTCCGCCTCATAGAACGCGTCGATGAGACCTTGATCACCGCTGACCGATGCTGAAAGTCTCATCTCGATCTGGCTCGCATCAATGGTGATGAACGCCTTGCCGGGTCGAGGGATGAACGAGCCACGAACGATCTTGTCGTTGCGGTGCAGGGTCTGAAGCGCGGGCTCGGTGACGGACATGCGGCCGGTTCGAGCCTGCATGGTGTTGATCTGCGGGTGAACGACGTTGTTGGCGTCGCAGAGCTCGAGGAACTTCTCGAGGTAGCTGCCGATCACCTTCTCCGCGTGCCGCGCCTCGATGACCGTCTTCGCGAGCTGCCGAGCCGCCTCGGGAACGCCCTCGTAGGCGACGATCGCCTCGAGGGTCTCCTTGTCGAGCTTGGGCTGACCGGTGGGCGTGGTCTTGGTGATGGTGAGGCCGGCCTGAGCGAAGCCGGCCGCGAGCTGCTTGGCCGACAGGAGGCTCGTGACGTTGAAGTTGTCCTTGAGCCAGGTGCGCGTCTCGCCGGCGTACCGCTTGAGCCGCGTGATCGCGTCGTTGACGTAGTCGCGGTCGATCATGACGCCACGGTGGGACATCTCACCGCAGATTCGGGACGTGGCGAGCTCGAGCTCGTACACCGGTTGGGACCGCTCCCGAACCGGGTGAAGCTTCTCGAAGAGGTGGGCGGTCAGGACGGGGTCGAGCGCGCCGTAGACCCAGTACATCGGAAAGTTGTAGGGAACGGTGGCCCAGGTCCAGCCGTTGTCCCGCATGCCCTCGTGGAGGAGGCGCTCGCCGGCGGTCGCCTTCTTGTCGATGAGCCGAGCCGACAGGGGCTTGAGGCCCTTGGGCACGGTGGGGTCCCAGATCGCGGCGAGCGTCATCGTGTCGTGGCCGTTGGCCCACGGGATGTCGATCTCGCCGCGGTGCTTGAGGAAGCCGTGGTCGAACTTGCGGTGGTGCGCGACGGTGGGCTCCTCGTACCGGTTCAGCTTCTCCCGGGCGAGGCCGCCCCACAGCGGCCACGGGATGGCCCACCCCGTGTCGAGGTCGCCGACCTGAATGAGCCGAAGGTCGTCGGTGTGGTGGCTGAGGCCGCCGGTCTCCGTGTCGAACGCGAGGATTCGTCGGCGCTCACCGAGCCAGCGGGCGAACTCCAGCGCGTCGTCGAGGGTCTCAACGAGCTTGAGCTGCACGTGGTCGAGGGGGCTGCCGCTCGTTCGCGCGGGTGACCGCTCGGGAACCGCGACCGCGGTCTCCACGGCCGCGGTGGGCGCGACGGTGGGGGGTTGGTAGACCTCAAGCTCGCTCACGAAGCGGTCCGTTCGAGTCGGTGAATCCAGTGGTGTAGCCGTCGGCCCACGCGTCGAACAGGGCCTCCGCGAGGTTGACCCACAGCGGGCTTCCCGGCGCGATGTCGTGCTGGGACTGAAGCTGATCGAGCAGCCGACTGAGCTCCGTGAGGCTCAGTGCGATCGGCTTCTTGGCGGTATCGCTCACAGGTTCTCCACTCGATTGGCTCGCACCACGGTCAGCCCGCACTCACGGAGGTAAGCCTCCACGACGTCCGGCTGCCGGTGCTCGTCTCGGGATCCGACGACGTGCACGACCCGTCGGATCCCGGAGTTTGCGATCAGCTTGGCACAGTTGATGCAGCACGCCGCGGAGACGTAGATCGTGCCGTCCTGGATCTCCGTAAAGTTGGCGCGAATCAACGCGTTCGCCTCCGCGTGGATGGCGCAGCACTCGTCGTAGGACGAACCGGTGTCACCTCGCTGCGCGCGGGGGCACCAGTCGGCGCAGGTGCCGGTGAGCTGCTGGCCCCGTGGTGGGCCGTTGTAGGACGGTGGCATGGATCGGTTGTCCGACGTGACGATCACGGCACCGACCCTCATCCGGTCACACCGACTGCGAAACGCGACGGTCTGTGCGATCGCGAGCCAGGTCTGGTCCCACGTGGGTCGGCCGTCGACGAGGTCGGTCACTTGCTGGACGATCCCTCGTCGTCGGTCTCGTCCTCGAAGGTGTTGCCGTAGACGTACTCGTGGTCGGGCCAGCTGACGCGCACGGTCGCGCGCTCGATCAGGTCGTCGACGACCTTGACGTCCTCGTCGCTGATCACGCCGTTGGGGAAGCCGTGCTCGGGGTTCTCGGCGACCTCGGAGATGGTGATGTACTCGACGTCGGTGGCGTGGTCGAGGATGAGGTCGGCGGCGTAGCGGTGCAGGCGGTCGAGATCGGTCACGGGGTGGTCTCCAGTTCGTTGTCGGTGATGAAGCACGTGCCGCAGGCGTGACCCGGGGTCACGTAGCGGCAGGTGAGGCAGAGAGCCTCGTCGTCCGGGTTGAGCGGTGGAACGTGCTGGGACAGCCACGCGGCGTTGGGGTTCTCCCAGGTCGGCAGCTCGTTGAAGCAGGCGGCGACCGCGTTCATTGAGAGATCGGTGAACGACCGGTGCTCGATGTGGAAGAGGGGAACGGGAAGGCCGACGTTGATGACCGGGTCATCGATCCTCGCGTCGAAGTCACCGTCCAAAACGCGGTAGGCGGCGTCGAGGTCGCGCTCGTAGAGGTGCATGGAGCCAACGCTGTGCGAGTACTCGCCGGGCTCAACGCCGAGCGCGCACGCCATCGTTCGCTGCAGGCAGCTGAACATCATGAGGTCGTACGGCAGGCCGAGCCACGCGTCGTTGCTGCGCATCGTGACGCGAAGGTGCAGCGCACCGCCGCGGATGAAGAACTGCAGCGTGGTGGTGCAGGGAACGTCGCGGGAGTCGACGTCGTGCTCGTGGCCGGTCCACAGGCTGACCACGGCCTGTCGGGTGTCGGGGTCGCGCCTGAGCAGCCGCTCCACGGCCAGCAGCTGGTCGTGGGCTCGGGGACCGTACGCGCCAAGCAGGCGGCCGCCGTTGGCGAACTGACTGAACCGACCGCCGCTGGCGCGGTCGAGCTGGTTCAGGCTGCTGATGCCGCCGACGAGGTGCATCGCCTCGGTGGCAGCGATCCTGAGGTTTGGCTTGCGACGGGTGCGCAGGACGTGGACCTCACCGGGGTCGGTGATCCGCAGGGTGACGTTCAGGTCCTCGTGCGTCGCGAGGCCGCGGGGGGCGACCCGACGAGCCTGACTGCTGGTCGCGAGGTGGTGCAGCAGGGTCGCGTACGCCTCCGAGCCGGTTTCCTCAACGATCTCCATGCAGGGCCTCCTTGAGGGACGCGACGTAACCGTCGAAGTTCTTGTTCCTGAAGCGCTTGGCGAACTGCGGGTGGTGAGCGGTGCGGTGAACGACGCCCGCCATCGTGAGTCGAGCGCTGGCCTTGGAACCGAGGGCAACGACGTTGGGTTCGTCGAGCTCACGCCACAGCTGACGAACGTCGACGTCGGTCTCATTCGAGTTGATGAGCCCAACCTCGGTGTGGTACTCGGTCGCGATGACGGCGTCCCACAGCCACTGGCTGCAGCCTGCGCCGTTTACCGGCGTGAACGGTCGGGTGAGATCGGGCCGGGGCCGGTGATTGCGCTCGTCGCCGACGAGCAGGAAGCTGGGCCACAGGGGGCCGACGTAGGTTCGCTGGCTTCGGTGAACGACGTTCAGGGCGCGAACGTGGCGGTTCCACGCGACCTCAAGCAGGCCCTGAAGCGTGGTTCGACGACCCTCGAGGCCGGTGAGAACGATCCAGTCAAAGCGCTCGGCGTGCGCCTGGTACTCGGCGTGGATGCGCGGCAGCTCGTCGAACTTGGTGAGGTCGTCACCGCGGGTGAGAAACCGCGCCTGCAGCTCGTGGTACGCCGGCAGGCACATGACGCGGACCGCACCGAGCGCGTCGAGGCTGGCCTCGACGTGCGCGAGGCCGGCGGCGCTGAGCCGGCTGTGGCCGCGCCACAGGGGTCCGTAGATCGCCTCGCCGACGTGCCAGCGGTCCATCACGACGAGGTGGTGGTCGGAGTCGATGAGCCCCCGAAGCGGCTCGACGTCGAGCGCGCTCTCATACTCGGTGAACGGGTCGGCGTCCGGGGCCGGTGGGCCCTTGTGGACGCGTTGACCAAGCCAGCCGCGCTCGGCGGCCGCCTCGATCAGCTGCTGGGTGAGGGTCGACTTGCCCCCGCAGTCGGGTCCCTCGATGGTGATCAGCAAGGACGGTCAGCCTCTCTGGTCACGGTGCAGGTCGAGGACGAGCTCCAGGAGCTCCCGGGTACGCTCGAGGTCACGCTTGGTTTGGTCACCGCGCAGGTAGCACTTGACGGCCTGATCGAGAAAGCCGTAGCAGAAGACCATCGCCTCGGCTCGGTCGCGGGGGATCCGCGGGAGAAGCGCCTCAGCCTCGAGCTGAAGCCTGCTTGGTTCGGGCACGGTTCCATCCTCTCGTTCCTGATTCCAGATCGTACCGCGTGAGCTGGTCGACGACACGATTGGTGAACGGTCGTCCCGGTCCCGGAGCCCATAGGACCGGGACG